GCGCAGCGTTTTGCATTTACTGCTATTACACACTGGTTAGAGAACGAGATTTCGTTTTGGAGATGGAACGAACCACTGTTGGCACTTCTTTTACGCCACTGTGGGTTGAAACTGACAATGTGGACGATCCTTGGATCGCACAACCCCCTGTTTTGACACACCATTCCCTTCTGAGTACATGGACGCCGCGCATATCGGGCATCACATACCGGAATGGAACAACCATCCTCAACCCACTCAACCCCGGGGATCTTCGGGACGAAGTGGTCGAAAAACTTGTGCTTGGGCACTTGTTTTTCAAACGCCCTGACGGGAACGCGCATTACATGGCGCTCCCCCAGGAACTGGATGATTCGCTGCCCACCGAGCTTATGATCCCAAAGATCCACCAACTGGGTATAGACCCGCAGCTACTGGCCACTCGCGTGAACCAGGCTGCAAACTCAGTTGATATGAGTTCCTCTGGTAATAAGAGTCGAAAAGATGCCTTGGTAGCATCCCGCACACGACCAGGTGCCCCAGATCCATGGGCACTGACGGTCGCTGTCGTTACAGCAGACGTGCAGAATCGTACCCGTATGGGTGACGAAATTTCGGCTTTTCTCCTCGCCCAATAGGGAAACCCGGTCTGTATTTGGCTGGTTACAGAGTCACTGACCCCGGCGTCGTAGTGAAGGAAATTGGGGATGTGAAGCAGTCGCTGAACATTCTCAAGGTCCATCCCTGCGCAAAGAACATGCAACGAGAGCGCGCCCCACAAGCTGTCTCTCTTGGTTGTCATGTCGTCGGTGCAGTACCTCCAAAACCAGATCCAGACCCCGTTTCTCTGGCCTGCGGGCTTCAAGCCAGACTTGGTTGGTCCAGAACCAAACTTTCTCGTTTCGAAAAGAGAAAGCTCAAACGATTTACGCATAAGCTGGTGCGTAAGTTCTTCAAGCCAATTGCCCCAACAGCTGACCTTTCTTTTCCCACCTGGATAAAGAAACAAAGAGAAAATAACGTTTACTCTAGTGCCCGTTGTGACGAGCTGGAGCGCGTGTGGGAAACGTTCAGTGAATATGTCGATGAAAATGGACAAGTTTCAGACTGGACGAAAATACCACCCAAACTTAGGAGGAAAATTCTTAGGTGCAAGTCTTTTGTTAAAGAGGAGCACTACGAGGATTACAAACATCCTAGGGCAATAAATTCCCGCTCAGACTTCTTCAAGTGTCTGGTGGGTCCAATTTTTGAGAAAATTGGTGACGCTGTATTTCACTATTCAGCTCCTGGAGAGCCCAGCCCATTTATCAAGCTGGTGCCGGTGAGAGA